TCCACGCATAATCTGGAACATAGAAACCTTGCGGTTGCTTGCCGGATTTGTGAGCCATTTCCTGAGACATTTCGCTTTCAAATCCTGCACCACTCCAATCACCACGCGATGCGGCATTGAGTGCTTTCAGGAACGAATAACGCCTTGCTTCCTTTGGCTTGATGTCCACCGGATCTTCGATCTGGTCAAGTGGTTTAGACTCAATCTTGTTGAGCATTTTTTCACGGAACGAAAATAAATCCGTGCCGGTGTGAATACATTCATCGGCGAAGTCACGCAAATTGTGACGCACACCAAGTGCTTGCATTTCCTTGATTTCTTTAGCGCGCTCCGCGAGTGCATCCTGCTTCACTTTATCAGCATCAATGCTTGGCGTTTCCGCAACTATTTCTGTTTTAGTTTCCATATTAGATTTTTCTTCAATAATTGATTGTTTAGATTCGGCGCGTCCGACCCCAATGTCCCCGCGATCGGCGGGAATACTGACGACCGAAATTTCTAATGGATTCCATGTTGCACGAAATACATCTACGCCATCGCGTTGTTCATCAGTCTTCAATAAATTGGTGACTTGATAACCAACACTTATGTTTGTCCGGATCTTATCATTTACGTCTGCAAGGATTTCGGATGCAATATCACTTTTTCCAAAGCGAACACCGGCGCGGGACTTCCGCATCGGCGCACCTTCATCCAACGTCGCAGATTCAATGACTCCGATCTGAACTTCAGGATTATGATTTAATAGTAATGGAGCGCGACCAGATTCGAAGAATTCCAAATCTATGTCCTCACGCTCATGAGATAAAACTTCCCATCCAAACGAACGCATGACCGGTTCTTCGGATGCAAAACTTACTGAAACACGACGGTCGTCTTCACCTTCGGCGCGAGTGAAATCCAGCGCCATTGTTCGTGTTTCTAAGTTCTCAAAATCTTTTCGTTCTTCACTCGTCGTTGTCATCGTTTCCATTATTGACCTCCGGTTGTGCGGGTGCTTTTTGACCCAATGGTTGAATGTTAATTTTTAGACCATAGCGTTCTGCCATTTCCAGATCCGATTGTAATGTCGAAAATACTTCCTCAACATCACGACCCGAAACTGCTTGCGCAACATCTGAAAATGTTAAAAATCCATTCTGTAATGCGTTGATATTGGCCTGAACTTCACGCTGGGGATCGACCCAGCTATACCCCCGCGGACGAAAATATGCGCTGTTTGCAAATTTGTTATATCTCTCCATCGGAAACGGTATTGCTCCCGCTGTCATACCAATACTCAACCATTCCCGAAATACCGGCATTGCAAAGTGATCGATCAAGAATTGCTGGTGCATCCGATAATTGTCCCGCGACTCAATCGTTCCGGATCGGATCGAACTGTAGCTGACCGATTCAAGGTTCGAAGAAAGCGTCACATAATCCAATCCAAGTCCGGTCGCAATACTTCGAAGCGTTGATTTATAAAATCCGTCAAACCCTGAATTCGGATGATTCAAGTCAACGCTTGTTGCTTTGACTCCACTTGGTAGCTGAGTAATTGTTCCAGCTTCAGCAAGCATCACCGGTGCTTCGTCCTCGAAGTCATCTCCGGCATATCCAACGCCGTCCTGAGTTTCTAAAAATAATGGTTTCGATGCAGACAATCTGCTTGCAACGATTTCTGCTTCAGCATATCCGTTCAACTGGTGAATCTTTGACATCACCGAATGAAATGCACTTACTCCGCGAGTCTGTTGAGCGCGATCCGGTCGATATATGTGCAATAGATCTGAAGCAGGAACTCTCGTTCGTCCGGCAGTCTTACCAACTTCATCAAATGGATGCGCACCTGAATGCAGATGATATGCGACCGGTCTGTTCAGTTTGTTGAGTTCGACCCCCATCACAATCCGGTTGCCGTTCTTCAACGTCTGGTTGAATTCTTCGTCTAAATAATCTGGTTCCAAGAACTGCAAAGAATAACCGAATTTGTTGTCTGCATTCCGGATATGCTTCACCAGAACTTCACCATCACGAATCAATCCCTCGATCACTAATTGCTGACAATCAACCCATGAATGTCGTTGCGTGATTTCAACGATTCCTTTCTGGCAGAATTCTTTCCATAGTGTTTCAACAATATCGTTTCCGGATATATCCAGCGTCCCTTTTGGGTTGCCGTTTCGCGGTAAATTTCTTGCTCGAACTTGGAGTCTCAAACCTTTTTCTCCAACAACCTGAGTCCGGTAAATCTGGAGTGCTTTTGTTGCAATCGGTTCATTTCGAGATAACTGCCGAACTCTGTCGCGCATCTTCCGCAATGCCGGTCGGATCTCTTTATCTGCCGAAGTCGATCCTCCCAAAAACGATGCAAATAATCTGTTCGTCGATGCGCCGGTGTAATTTCTTCGATAGGGAATCCGCCGACGTTCTTCGGTCTTTCCCCAACTTCGCGGGTTGTACCATGCCATTTATAGTCTCACTAGAATGTTCTGACCAGTTCGCCGACCCGACTTTGCTCGATCCTTCATCACCTCACGATTGAAAATTGCACGATAAGTGTTTAATTGTTCCGAAACTTCCTCCATACTTCGAAGCGTGTTCGAACGATCTGAAATCGAATATGCCGTCGTTAATTTTTGTGCTAATGTCTCCATAGTCGATTCAAGATGATCGACCATCTTTGCCGCGTGACTTCGTGGATCTGACTCGGATGTAACAAGATTTGTCTGAACCTCGAATTTTCCGGTATCCAGTTTGAAACGCTCGGAGTCTGAGGATCTTGTAATGTACATTGCCCACGCATATTTTCCAGCAGTTAGATTTGTAGTGGTGCTACTGGCAACCTCGACAATATAATCCGTACCAGACTCCGAAGCAGTAAAAGAAAAGTTTGTACTTCCTGAACCTAAAAGCCTTGCTCGATAACTGAGTGCATGAGAACTTGGTGCATAATCAGATCCGATGTCAGTCCGTTTCCAGACCCACCGATCACCGATCGTCAAGACCTCCGGTTCCGTTGTTGGATAGTTGGATGAATCAAATAAATCTGCCATACGCGGTTAGTATATGCTAAGAAAATTTAGTTAATGATTTCGGATGTTTATCCTATGCCAGGGCGAACACTTTTTCACAAAGTCGATTAGTACATACTAATCTTTTAAAATGCCGCAAAACACCCTATCCAAATGGACTCGAGACATTGCTTCCGTTGCTCACGCATCGATCTGAAGATGCAAAATTCACCAATTTGTAACAAAGTTGCGCTTTGTGCGTTTATTCCGGTTTTCTGGTTCGCGGATTGTTTCGAGCTTTTTCTGGATCATTTCCATGTTTGCATTCAATGATCGAAAACACGCAAGATTGTAAACGAGCAAATCAAGTGCTTCATTTCTTGGACGCAATCTTTTGAATTCAAATTTCGGAATTCCTTTGACATAACGTTTAATCAATTTCTCTGAACTCAGTTGCAGAAAGAATTCTTCATCGAGAAAATCTGGAAAGTGAATATATCCGGACGCGTTGTCATCCTCGATTTTGAGTCTTGCTAATATTTGCGTTTTTAACGTGTCAACTCCTAACGGAAAGACATTACAATTCGCACTATTGTTTTTGCTCGGTCGTCCCACCTCAGACCGGTTCAATCCGCCCACTCCTTTGATTGCCCTAATTCCACTTGATTCATTCTTTTTCACAAACTGATAAACCGCGCCGGTTTCGTATCCACTATCAATAAACGTCCGCGTTATTCTTAAATCTTTGCCCGATGGATGCGGAAATGATTGGCGCAAATATTCTTCAACTTCGTTCCAAAGTGATTGATTCGTTGGAGATCCATAAAATATCTGAAATGAAACAATCCATGTTTGATCCTTTGAAAACCCGCACACAAGAGTTTCGATTCTATCGGCCTGAACGTCAGCGGATGCACACAAGACCCCAATGGTCGGATCTGGAATCGGCGAATCATATTTTTTAGCGCGAGATACAAGTTCATGCGTTGCGATTTCATCACCTTCTGAATCTTCCCAACTCTCTGCAAGAACTGTATTGATAAACACGCGGAGCGCACTTTGTCCAGAATGTTTCGACTCCAGAAATAAATGAACCAGTTCAGACAAATCAACAAAAGGACTATATAACCCATTGAGATGAAAACCGGCAGTACCAGAAAACGGTTGAGTCGCGATCCATTCTCCGGATCTAATTGCTTTCTTCCTGTCAACATCTGACCATTCTGCATCACAATGTTTGCAATGATAAAGAGTCGTTTCTGGTCTGTCTTTTTCCCACCGGACTTGTGACCAGTTTAATGTTTGTGGTTCTTTACACTTATGACATTTGACGTTGTAAAATCTCTGGTCTGAATCCTCGAATGCAGATTCGATTCTCGATTCGCCTTTGATCGTTGGCGTTGAGAACATCGCAATCTTTCGATTGAAGAAATTCTGAGTCCTTCGAACTGCCAACGTAACCGGATCACCTTCGGTTCCACTACTTTCCGGATAACGATCAACTTCATCCATCAGTAACAATCGGATCGGACGACTTGCTAACGAAACCGGCGAGTTAGATCCGGCGACGGATATTCGTGCGCCGTTCTTAAACGTCTTAAACAAAATCGTGTTATCACCGTCTTTCATCTTCGGATCTCCGATCAATTTCCGGAAAGCCGGTGTATTTGCTATCATCGGTGCAAGTCTATCAACCGACCACGATCTCGCCATTTCCAACGTTGGTTGAAGAACCAGACATGGACATGGATCGTGATGGACGTAATACCCGCAAATGTTGTTCAAGATCTCAGTCTTTCCGATCTGCGAAGATGTCATGCAAACGATCTTCTGAACTGCCGGATCTGAAAACGTGTCCATTATTCCGCGCTGGAATTCTGCTCTCGAAGTTTTCCAACGTCCTGCAAACGGCGAACTTTCCCGCGTCAGCATTCGTTCTGCATCAGACCATTGACTGACTGTTAGCTTCGGCGGAAGTTTCGTCAAGATCTGAATCAAATCCGATCCTAGAGATTGTTGACCGGAGTTCGATAAGTGTTTCTCTGACAGATCCTTCGATGATTTCTTTACAGATATTTGCATCATCCTCAACTGCAACAATTCCGGCGATTGAATTCGGAATCGTTAGCAGACTCGATTTGGTATTGTGGAAAGCCACACCTAATTGTTTCAAAACTTCGTCGCGGCTCAGAAGTGTACCTTCCAATATTTCTCGTTCGCGCTTCGATTTCAGCGCATCTTCTTTCATCTTCTTCGCGCGCCACTCAGCAAAATTGACGACCGTTCCTTTCTCGGAGTCGTCGCCATCTTCGATTTCGTACAGTCCAGTTTTGAGTTTGCGGAGTCCCGAATTTTCCGATTTTAACTGTCGATACAAGTGTCTTTCGGTCACACCGAGATCATCCGCCAATTCTGAATGAGTTCCTGCAAATGTAGTCATGACCTGAACTTGCTGATATATTTGGAAAATAATTGCGCCGCACTACC